TGTTCACAACAGTGAACGTCGATCACGAGTGTAGCCGATGTTCACAACAGTGAACGTCGATCACCGGGAAAGGACGGCGTTCACCAGGCGGGCGTCGGCCGGTAATCCAGACGGACATTTTCGCCATTTAACTACAACAAGGAGTAGAGACAAGGAATCCGGACGGACATTTTCGCCATTTAACTACAACAAGGAGTAGAGACAAGGAATAGAGACAAGGCGTAATCGCCATTTAACTACAACAAGGAGTAGAGACAAGGAGTACTCGCCATTTAACTACAACAAGGAGTAGAGACAAGGAGTAGAGACAAGGAATAGAGACAAGGAATAGAGACAAGGAATAGAGGTAGTTACCTAGAGTTTAGTAAAGCTCTTTGGAAAAGCCAATTGAAAAAAATTGCGACCCATTTTTGGTGATAAACTAGGCCCCGAGCTGGGTTTACAGCAACCTATGGTAGCCTAAAAGTAATATTACGCGATAGTCCAGGGTAATTTACTCAATGATATCAATAACTTAGACTAGGTCTCCAAATTCGCGTTTTAAGACTACCTATTTTAAGCCTAGGCTAACGTATAGGCTTACATATTTTAAGCGATCCTGAATCCATTTTGGAGTCCACATTTAGCAGAAACCTTGTATTAAAAGCGAGTTTTGCGCCAGGTTCGGGTAATAGACGCCGTATACACTGGGGAAGCGCGTTTACGTTTCGTGTAAGTGACCACATTGTGCTTACGTGAAATGTAAGTATGTACTTTTGGCGCACACCTGAGTATAATATAATTATTATGATATACTATCCAGAAGGAACAAGACAATGGCAAAACACCGCGTACTAGAGTTTGACAAGATGAGATTCAAATACGAGTATGGCGGAATGTCTGTACGTGACTTGTGTAGAGCGTCAGGCCATTCTATTGATGACGTTACAGAGTACGCTGAGATGTGGAATTGGCAAGTGTATGAAGAGCCGGATCCCAATGACAAGAACAAGTCTGCCGAAGTAGACGAGTTTTATCTCACTGTTCGCCGAAAGCTCACTCTGGCAGTGTCACGCCGCGCACTAGTCATGTGGGACAGGTTGTGCGAGATAGAGGACTACCTGATCGACAAGACTATACACATCTTGGAAGGCGCCTCGGCAAACCCGAACGCCATACCACTTGATGCGTTAGAGCTAACTAGATTGGCAAAAGTGTTACAAATATTGCAAACCTCTAATAAAATTTACGCAGAAGCTGTTGACATTCCTGCTCTAGTTGATAAGAGCCAGAAAGGCGTACTTGGAGATGATGACTTCAACTCCATGGCTGAGAAGATTAGAAACGCCGTACAAAAATTTGATGGCTCACTATTAGCGCCTCCAAAGGCATAATATGGAAGTACTTAGGCCACACCCGATCCAGTATAAACTCTGGACAGAAGAGAGGCGTTTTAAGGTAGTGGCGTGTGGTCGTCGTTCTGGTAAGACGGAGATAGCGAAACGTAAGCTTATCTTGAGTGCCTTAAAGGGCACAACTAATGTACGAGCTAACTTTTTCGCAGGTGCGCCATCTAGGTCACAGGCAAAGCGTATTTACTGGGACGACCTAAAGCATTATACTAAAGGGCTAACAGCCAATATCTCTGAGACGGACTTGTGTTTAGAGTTCCATAATGGGTCGAGAATATATGTCCTTGGAATGGACAAGCCGGAACGAGTAGAGGGCACACCATGGGACGGCGGCGTGCTAGACGAATACGCGAACATGAGAGCCAATGTGTGGGGTGAGCATGTTCGGCCAGCGCTCTCAGATCGACTTGGATGGTGTTGGTTTATTGGAGTTCCTGAAGGCCGTAACCACTACTACGACCTATATCGGTACGCACAGTCCGGGGAGTCCGATGAATGGGGAGTATACACATGGGTGTCCGCGGACATCTTGGCGCCATCTGAAGTAGAGGCAGCGCGGCGCGACCTGGACGATTACACGTTCCAGCAAGAGTATGAAGGCGCGTTTGTAAATTTCTCTGGCCTAGCGTACTACAATTTCAGAGAAGCTCTTCACGTGCGCCACTGTAAGTATGACCCAGAACGGCCGTTAATTTTGTGTTTTGACTTTAACGTTGATCCAGGTGTAGCTGCAGTTGTGCAAGAACTGGATATGGTCGATGAAGTGACAGGTAGGCAGATAGAAAACGAGTCTATTACCAGTGTAATAGGTGAAGTGTTCATAGACAAAAATTCTAATACAAACCTGGTATGCAATAAGATAGTGATTGATTGGGGTCGTCATGAAAAGAATGTCTTTGTATACGGGGACGCGACAGGCGGTAGCCGAGGTAGTGCACGCATCATGGGCAGCGACTGGGACTTAGTTAAGCAATATCTAGAACCAGTGTTCGGCGATAGACTCTTTATGAGGGTCCCACCAGCTAACCCTAAAGAGCGATCTAGAGTTAACGCGATGAACTCCAGGTTGAAGACGACCACTGGAGCCGTCCATTTACAAGTTAACCCGATCACGGCGCCACATGTAGTCAGAGACTTTGAAGGTGTGTCGTTAATACCAGGTGGATCTGGAGAACTGAATAAGAAGTTCGATCTCACGTTGACGCATATAACAGACGCGCTAGGATACTATGTAGTGCGAGAGTTCCCCGCGTCTGGCGTAACAAATAGGCGAGTACGTCTTAGCGGTTTTTAGTAAGTAGGAGCATTTATGGCAGTAGATTCAGTACATGATGAGTACAGAAAAGCCCTACCCAAGTGGGAGATGATAGATGATATTGTCGAGGGCGAAGACGCTGTCAAAGAGGCGGGCACAAAATACGTACCCAGCTTAGGTGGGCAGACTCCGGGAGAGTATAGTGCGTACATACAACGAGGGAACTTCTTTAACGCGTATAGCAGAACGCTGCAAGGTCTCATTGGATATGTGTTTAGGAAAGAAGCAGAAACAGTAATACCGCCGCAGATAGAAAAAATAAAAAGTAGCTTAATGTCTACTGGACAGGCGCTAAAAGATTTAGATGAAATAGTAGCCACCATGATTTTTAAGTACGGTCGCGCTGGCTTACTAACAGACGTAGACGCAAAAGGGTTGCCGTATGTTGCAGTTTATAGCCCGCATGCAATTATAAACTGGAAAACTACATTCGTCGACGGTAGAGAAGTGTTAACGCGTCTCGTGCTCAAGGAAACGGTAACAGCACAAGATCCGAAAGATAGGTTCAACGACGTTGTTATTGACCGATACAGGGTGTTTGAATTACGTGATGGCGTTGTCGTTGTCTCCGTATGGACAAAGCAAGAAGCTACTGGAACCTGGCTCAGTACCAATGAAATTATACCGACCATAAAAAATAAGGCGCTGACGGAGATCAAGTTTAACATCATAGGCTCTGAGGCTAACCTTATGCAGGTTAATAAACCTCCTTTGATCGACTTAGCCTACGCAAATGTCGCCCATTGGAGGCTATCGGTCGACTATAACCATGGACTTCATTATTGCGCGCTCCCAACACCGTGGGCAGCAGGCTTTCCTACAAAAGAAGACAATGAACTATCTATTGGACCTGTCCATGCATGGATAAGCCCAGATCCTGCTGCGCGATGCGGGTATCTTGAATTTACTGGTACGGGTCTAGCGGCTATTAGTACTGCTAGATCTGAGTGTAAAGATGAGATGGCCATACTTGGTGCGCGTATTATTGAGCAGACCCGAGCTAAGGTTGAAACAGCTGAAACGGCTAAGATACGTCAGTCGAGTGAATCAGGTGCGATAGTTACCATAGTTAATAATATCTCCACTGGATTAACCCGCACCTTAAAACATATTGCAGACTTTTTGTCTATCGAAGTGCCGGTTGAACAGAATTATACTAGATTGTCTACGGATTTTATTGATACCTCTATTACGCCGCATGAAGTTGTAGCGCTGTTATCAGTGTTACAAGCTGGTAAAATGTCGTTAGACACTTTCCTGCATAACCTCAAACAGGGAGAAATACTACCAGAAGGTAGAAGCATAGACGACGAAAAAGACTTAATAGACGAAGACATGAAGCGCGCAGCGTTAAATATGTTACCAGTACCTGAAAAACCGAACAAGTCGAAAAAAGTTTCACAGACCGAGACTGTAGGAGGCATTAGGACCGGATCCAGTGTTGCCGCAGACTACAGTACATATAATAGATGACAGTAATACCGTTCGAGAGAACACAACCCGCTCGCGAAGAGCACAATGAAGGAGGCGGAAGCCATGAAATACAAATTGACAGAAGACGGTGCAGGGATCGCGATAGACGCAACAGGACTTCCAATAGTGATCGATGAGGAAAAAGACAACCAAGAGTTCGGCCTTGATGCCATTCACCTTTTTAAGAAGGTCCCAGCCCTACAAGAAGAGGCGAAAACTCATAGACTCAAAGCAAAAGAGGTGAGCGCGAAACTCGAACTCTTTGGCGACTTGGACCCTGTAAAGGCGCTAGAAGCGATCAAAGTAGCGGAAAGTATGTCAGTAGGTGACTTAACCAAGAAGGAAGAAGTTGAGCGAATCAAGCTTGAGACAGAAAGTGCGTGGAAAGTTAAATTTGACGCTGAACGAATAGCCAGTAGTACAGCTGTTAAAACCGCACAAGAAAATGTTGAACGTGTTGAGCGTGATCTAAGAGGTGCGCTTCTTAGTACGCAATTCGCGTCATCAGTCTTCTTTAATGGGAAAGAACCTATAACCCTTCTAACACCGGATATTGCTGAAGCCTACTTTGGTAAACACTACAGGGTAGAAAAAGACGAAAATACCGGTAAACGAAAGGTTGTTGGATACATTGGCGATAATCTCATCTTCAGTAAAAAGCGCCCCGGTGAACCTGCCGACTTTGATGAGTCAATGGAAGCCATAATCGAAGCGTATCCGATGAAGGAGGCCATTCTCCATAAGTCACAGGGCACAGGAGCAACCGGCGGGTCAGGGTCAGGAAGAGGCCCAACCGTTAACAGAGGCGACCAGAAAGCCTTCGGAGCGAATCTGGAGAACATTGCCTCAGGTAAAGTGCGTGTAGTATAAACTTAACTTAGCATAACTATATGGTAAAGGAAAAATAAAATGGCTAATACTTTGACAGAAGTGATCCCGAAATTACTCGCCCAGGGGCTTCTCGCCCTTCGTGAGAACTGTGTCATGCCTCGACTGGTGAACACTGACTTCAGTGTTGAAGCATCAAAAAGAGGAGCGACAATTAACGTTCCCATTCCCTCAGCTGTCGCAGTAACAGACGTTACCGCTGCTAACACAGCGCCCAACCCCGGAAACTCTATTCCGACATCCGCACCGATCGTGCTTAACAGCTGGAAAGAAGCGGCCTTCTTTCTTGATGACAAAGACATCATGGAATCCATGGACGGCTTTATCCCCATGCAGGCGTCCGAGGCTATCAAAGCCATCGCGAATACCATTGACGGAAACCTCCTTGGACTGTTCCTCGATATCTACGGCTTCGCTGGTTCACCTGGCACTACCCCTTTTGGTACTGCCACCACAGAAGCTACTCAGGCAAGAAAAGTGCTGAATAAGCAACTGGCGCCTCTTGACGAACGTCGTTTCGTCATTGATCCCGATGCTGAAGCAAACGCCCTCGACCTTCGTGCGTTCCAGGATATGTCTTTCTCTGGCTCAGCCCAAGGTATCGTAGACGGCAAGATCAACCGCAAACTTGGTTTTGACTGGTTTATGGACCAGCTTGCTCCTACCTTCCTCACTGGCGCAAGAAATGCCGCGTACACTGTCAACGGTGTAAACGCTCTTGGTTCCAAAGCGGTGGTTGTTCAGGTTGGTGCTGGTGATATGCACAAAGGTGATCAGTTCACAATCGCCGGTGATTCTCAGGTCTATGTTGTGACAACTCTTCATGGTGGTGGTGCTGGCACTATTGCAATTGAGCCCGGCCTGAAAGTAGCTACATCTGGTGGTGAGGCTATCACCTTTAAAGGCGCCCTGTCAACTACGTATCAGCAGAACCTGGCCTTCCATCGCGATTGTTTTGCTTTCGCGTCACGGCCTCTTCAGGACCTGCTCCTTGATGACAAAACCATGATTCAGTCCGCGGTTGACCCTGTTTCAGGTCTCACCTTGAGACTGGAAGTGACTCGTGAGTTCAAGCGTACTCGATTCTCATACGACATTCTCTATGGTTTTAACACCATTAGACGTGAACTTGGATGTCGTGTCTGGGGCGCAATAATCTAGTTAACCAAGTAGCCCAGATATTATCTGGGC